TCTCAAAGAGATAAGACTTCTAAAAGTCTATCAAATTTTGAATTTACTAAAACTAAATCTTCTAGAGTGGATTTGTCCTTATCCACTGACCCAGTTTCATAGAACTCTAAGTCTCCTAAGAGACCTTGAGCTCAATACCGAATCATAAAGTAAAGATCTTGAAGAACAGAGAACTCAGGTGATAAATCTTCACCACGAATTAACTGATTTCAAAAAATCTCCTTATGACCAGTAGGTATTACTCCTGGCAGTAAAACATCACAAAGTGAGTCTGTCAATCTCCGACGAATTTGTTCCTCGGTACCCAATCGAAGCTTTAACTCAGTTATACGCTTTAAAAGGGTAATATTATATCAGTCCTCATCGCCCTCTGCAATCTTATCGATAACTCGATCAGATCTCAAAGGCAATGGAAGACCTCTATATATCGCAGTAATTAATTTAAGTGCATACTCTTTATTAATGAAAAGAGATGCATCCTTTAATATACTACGCCTTGGAGAATCCATCGGTTGCAAGAGCGTTTTTAACAGCTCTCGCAGCGAGATCTTTCCCGAATTAGAGAACATGGATAAAAGAGACAATAACGAAAGTTTAATTGCTCCTAAATCCATTATCCCCTTCCTTGTTATTCTTTCCGAATAACGAAGAACATGTTTTATATCCATTTTTAACAATAATGAATAGAGTATATTTACTCTACCCATAAAGTTATTTTGAGATATAAACATCTTTCAGGAAATAGCGGATACAAACTTCCCATTTAAGGATGAGACTTTTGCAAATTCGAAACTTTTGTTCTTAGCAACTACACTTTTGGAAAGGTTTACACCTACTCCATAGGAAGTCATAAGACTTAAGTACTCATTAGCAATATCCTCCTCAAAAAGGACTATATCATCACCCAACACTTCATACTCACTATATCAAAACGGTCCGGATGGATTCCGGATATTCTGATAAGCAAGTTGAACTATTAAGTGATGAGTTAAGGCTAGCATGGCTCAGCTCGAAAGAGCTCCCATCGGCTGTCCTACTTCATACTTGACTTCATGGTCTCCGTATTTCTTATCAGAAAGACGGTAAACACGTGAAACAAGTAAATCCTTCCAAGCTTCTGCGGCTTCTTGTCCGATAAGGACAGACAAGATAGAAACCTGTAGAGATATAGGTAACCGATCGGTCGCTGCAGACAGATCATATCCAAATGATCTTCCATATTTTTCAGCAAGAAGTTGAGCACGTTTTACGGCCGCTCCTTGATCAAATGTGGCGTCATTCGGAAGAGATCGTAGAAAAGCGAATATCATCTCATGTAATGGCTTAAGACACGATTGTGTCCAGACATCAACAAGAGCGAATACTCTAACTTTTCCTGCTGCCTCTTCTTTGATGGCCAATTGCCCCATTGAATAATAATCCTTCTCAGTTGAGTGACCTTTAGTATAAGGATTTTCTTGAATCAATTTAAACATTAAAAAAAGTTTATCTTGACCAATAGATCCTAAAAACTTAAGTAAGGGGAGATCTAAACCTTTGTCCACTAATAAGTGAACATCAGTTATAAGACCTCTCCAGGAACTCTTCCAAGTTGGAGATGATTTTTCAATGGGCAGTAAGCCAAACTCTTTAGATAAAATGCTTCTATCAAAACGGAAAGAATTTCTCAAAGTAATGACTTTAAGATCTCCAATCCCTCGTGATATTGCATTTGGATCTGCAGAGCAAGGTTCCGTCATGGTGCTTAATTTAAGAGTACCAGGTACTTTAATGACACGATATAGACTGAGTAATGAAAGTCACAATCGTATCTTATATGTATTCCCAGATAATATAGCTCTTCGATCACTCAACGGTATAAACCGAGGTAATCGAGAAGTTGTAAATCTAGGTAACGGAAGATCAGGCTCAAGGTCCCTAGGGCCCTTGATCCTGTCCTTACTTATCGCCTTCAGTACCGCTAGATGACCGGACTTTAGATATTTCACTGTGAAAACTGCTCCATGATGTTTTTTCATCTGAAGCAAGTATCCAGCAAAGTTTTTAAGGTTACGGAGTTCTTTAAAGAGGCTTACCTTACCATCAGTACAGGCAGAGATTACTCTCCATCCGATACTGTGGCAAAGTCTAAGCAATTCGAAAGAATTACCTAGCGAAACCATAGGTTCGTGCACAATATTATCTTTAAAAGCATTCTTTCAAGAAAACATTAATGTATTTTTATTTGAGATGTTATTTTTCATCTTATTTATTAAATATGTTAGTGCTTAATCTCTTGGGACACTGTACTTTACAGCACAGTGGAGCCCACTCATTAGACAAGCCTAATCCTTTCTTGAGAAAAGGCCCCCAAAGCAAGATTAGTATACTAAAGTGTACCTATTTCTGCAATGGAAAGATCTAATGAAGGAAAGAAGAATCTAATAAACTAAAAACAAAGACAAAGAACTTACAAAAGTAAGGACGTATTGCATGTTAATAGTAATATCAGAGAGCTTCCGAGGATATAATTGTCCAGCGAATCTATTTCCGCTGTTCCCTTCACAGGGGACGGCAGGTCAAGAAGTCACTAAAACTCCTTACCAAAATCATTCACGGTGTAGTTATAGCTACAGCGCAATGACTAGGTAAGTATGTTGAACGACTTCTTTTGGGTAATACACCCGAGTTAGAATTCCCTTTAAGCATAAGCTGACAAGGACCTAACCGGACATATACCTTTGAAGAAGCAATTCTTCAAAACCATCAACCCCCTCGAAAGAGGGTTAAAGGTTTTCAGTTAATTTTTTAACTGAGTTTCCTAGGGAGGGTAAC